CAACGATGAGACGGGCATCTGTGAACAGGCACGGGCAACGGTTTCGTAGGCAACGGCAAATTTGAGGGAACGAATCATTTTCGGATCGGCAACGGCGGGAATATTGCGCGGTTCAACATTTTCTTCGATGATGGTTTGAATTAACGTCCTGCACCGGTAATAGAATGCAGCGCAATTGTCGATCCCGTAATAACGTCCAAAATCGCGGTGTCCATCAAAGAGCAGATCCTTTGTTTCGGTGTATTGGCTGGAGGTTTCCCAGATCTTCATAGCCCCTTCGCCTTCAATGTCTGTAATATTCGCCGAATTAGCGTTCAAAAAATCAACCAGCTCATTGATATAGCTCCAGGCATATTCCAAAAGGCTTTCTTTTGCTTCGATGCGTTCACCTTTGTTCAGCGCCGCTTCACCATCTGTTTTCATTGTACTCAGCATATTGGATGATGCACGGATACTGAGCCAAATGAATTGATAGTACATCGTGAGGTTTACAAACGGCCCCTGGATTAATTCAACCAACTGGTTCAGTAACTTAAATCGATCACTGGTTGTGGTCCCGAAATTGGCAGAATTAACATGAGCCACTGCCAGGGAGTAAACTTCAGGTGAAATGATATCCTTTATTTCGGTTGCAGCCTTCATCTTGGCCGGTCCTGAAAGGTTCTCAGGTTTGAAAGTTGTATCCACACTAAGGAAGGATTTCAGAGGGGTGGTGGGGAGGAGTATTTCGTTCATGATTTGTGATTTATGATTTATGATTTGGGCTTGGTGACGGGAGCCATGCGTTGTTCTGGCGCTGTGTCCTGCATACGTTCAGGGGCTTTGCGGTCGAAGCTCAGAAGGATGTTGTTCTTTTGCAGTTCAGGGAAGTTGATACGCAACTGGCGGTTGATCTCTTCTGTGATAATTTCTTCAGAGAAATGGAGGCTATCCAAATAGACCAGGTAAGCGTAATAAACCTGGGCACCCGAATTAAATACACCTTCGTTACTCACGTTCGAGATGGCAGGATCCAGACCTTTCCCGGCAAGTATCACACGAAGCGATTGTTTGTCATATTCGATGATCGACTTCACAAAATCTCCGTAATTGGTGGGAATGTCCTCGATCTTCCATTCTTCCAGACCATGTTCAGTGAGATAGGTCCGGGTAAAGAATGTTTTCCCCTGGTTGGTTCCTGATCCGCTCATCACACTTACCAGCGATTCAAGTTTCTTATCAATCACCTGCTGAACGAGACCATAATTAAACTGGGTACCTACCACAACGCCTTCGTATTCGGTCATGATTGGTTTGCTGTCCTGCTCCAGCTCCTTGTTTTTCCGGCAAATTTCTTTCAGTGTATTTTCTTTCTGACTAATCCATTCGTTTGGAATCTTCACATGTTTGCGTGCGCTGAAGCTGTTTTTCAGGAAGCTGTTGATGTACGCTGCATCGAGATTGGATCCCAATACCCACGATTTTAAACCAAAATAACCTGTTGGAATAGAGTAAATATGTTCGCCGCACGCCACATCACGCACTACAGAGATACAGGTATTGGAGCGAAGCGGGTCGGATGGATTGAAACGGTCGTAGATGTCAGCCGAATAGCGGGTAGGAGAATCCCAGTAGTTGATCAGTACATGTGTGAGCATCTCATCTTCTATCCGTTCGTTGACCGGAACAAATCCCTGCATTCCCAGGCGGGCTTTTACAACATCATGTGCCTTGAGACCCATAACCGGCATATTACCGCCAATCAACCGACTCTTTGCATAGACGGGTTGACTGTAATACATCTCATGATAGTGGTAATTAAACATCGTTTTATGAATGTATTCCCTGAAGGATGGCATCCCGCGTTGTTCCCAGCTCAGAAGCCAGTTCATCACCTTTGAATATTTGTCGCTTACAGGGTTGCGCTTGATTTCATTTTCCTCTTCCCTTATTTCGAAGAGACGGGGACCACGGCCATACATGATGCGTACCTGTTTTTTCAGTATCTCCGGTATCCACGCGTTTCGCTGGATCGTGTTGATCACCTCATTCGGCAGGTTATTGTCAGTTCCATGTGTGGCAATTGTATAGTCACCATAAGTCAATGATTCGCCATAACGTGGCAAAACATGTCTTCCCATCTGGTCTTTTTCCTCCTGGATAGCGGAGCGGTCATCGGCGCCTACAATTTCGTAGGTTAACATGCTGTTTTCGCGGGGATATGCCCCAATGCGATTGATATCACTCATTCGTCAAACCATTTAACTGTTAGTAAATTGTATTTTGGAGGGAATGCCACACAACGGATCAGCCGTTTGCGACATACGCGGTTTCGTTGATCTTCGGGTAATGAAAGGTCTGCATAGGGAAGGTAAAGGTCTGCAGTAACGTCGAACTTTTCCTGTGGAAGAGAAGGGCGCAACCTGCACCGTTTCACAATTCGCATTCCCTCTGATTTTTCGGTGCGGCGGTTCCAGGTGAGGTGGTGTAGCTCTATCCACGACGATTCATCGTTACGCATTTCGCGCATTCGCCTGATTGCCTCTGTCCCCTTGATTGTTTCCATGATTCGAAAGTAATCCTACAGAAGTGAGGTGGAAAGGACAAAAAAAGAGGCGCAATAATAAATTGTAATTTGTATATTTACAGCGACTAAAAACAAAACATTGCCAAGAGTGCCAATCTTGCACTTTATAAACCGGAATGATACCCAGGAGAACTCAAATCCGGTTTAATTTGAATCACTTAGGGGAAATTGACAAGTCGAAGGAGGACTTAATATACCGTGAACGCTGTTTGACACGGAAGTAATTACAGGAACAGTCGAATTGATAAGTTAGTAGCAGATTTCCTCGCCTACATAAACAAACGTAAAAGCCGACCATTAATGTGATCGGCTTTTTTTATAGTTGTATTTACAGTTCTAAATTTTAGTCATTTTGAATGACTTTATCAATAAGCATCCTTCATTGTCGAAAGTGCCTAACGATCCTCCTTTACTGTAATCGCTTTGTCTGATAAATATACCAGGATAGAAGTAAACGTAATCAACCTCTGCCTGGAAATAAATTACAGCACTGCTGTCGATCAGTAATTCAAGTGCGGTAGAATCGGAAATAAATTTATAAGCACTGTACAATTTAGGCCCATCACCGATAGTGTGTGAGAAAAATGCAGAATAGGTATTCCCTACTATAGGTGGAACATTAAAAGTCTCTTTCTTTTCGCATCCAGACACAACAACCATCATTAATGCGATCATTAAAATTTTAGTTTTCATCTCTGCATTTTTAGGACTCTTTGGTTTGTCCATCAATAATCCTTCTTAAAAGCTGGTTCGTCTCTTCGCGAAGTTTGATCCTTTCGTTAATCTTAAAATACCAACAGGTAAGATCCCTTCCAAGCAAGAAAAAACAGATTACAAGCGCAATTCCGGCAATAATTGAAGCAATAGCCATTTGATTTAGTTTTAAAGGTTTGAGCCTCAAAGATAGAAGAAATATTATACTAAACACATTTACAGTCCAGCATAATCCACTGTTTCGGCATCTCCTTTGGGTTTAAGTTCGTGGTATAATCCCCAGAGGAGGTACATCAGGGAGGTGCCAATCTGCGTGGACCAAAGAACCTGGTCTTCGTAATCGAGACGAGTTTCAGAGGTTTTGTCCAGGTCGATAAAGCTGTCTGCCGTCTTCCGGACCGGGCTCATCTGGATGGAGGATACCAGCTCACCAGCTTCGTTCTGGCAGATCTTCACGCGCGGGGCTTTCGGGTTTTTCTCACCAAACAACACACTTAACAGAAAGAAATGTTCCCACAAAAAGATAGTGCGTTGCTTGATGCTTTCTAGGTGAACGGTCCAGCCACGGCTTTCGAGTTCGCGCCTGAGGATTTCTGCATCTGTTTTACCCTTCGAGTTTTCCTTGTATTTAGTCAGCCGCTTATTCGCTGCACGGTCGTAATGCAGGTAAATAATCTTGCGTTGGTGATCGCGGAAAAAGCTAGTAATCTTTTCTGCCAGTTCGGCGTGCTCTTCGGGGAGGTATGCCCAAAAGTTCTTGATAATCCTGAGCTCTTTGTATTGTGCCGAACGGGTTTCCTGACCGAATACAATCGATGAGAAGTTCCCGGGGTCGTATCCTGCGTAGAGCGGGGCATTTTCGTTACAGTATTTCAGGTCGCGGCTGTTACGCTGGTACCCGCGATCGATTGAGAACAGATCCACGTCTCCTTCGCGGTAGCCATCGGTAAACTTGTACTTATAAGAATCTGTAAAGGTGTGCTTTGCAGGTGAAAAACGTGCAAAGAACTTATCTTTCACAGCTTCGGGACGGATACCTAGTATCGAGAGCTTGAATTTATCGAGGTTTGATCCTGACGACATCAATTGCTGCTCCATGTATTCGAGTCCCAGCCATGCAAGGTTAGAAAATGAGGATCCTTTGATGTAGGTCCACCAATACGCTTTTTGTTTGCGAACATCGCGGCCCCATTCTGTCCATCTGGCAATAAAGTTGTTCAGACGGGATATGTGGCGGTCAATTGAAACGGATGTAGCGGGTGTGCGTTCCAGTTGAAGGGCAACAATTTCACCCTGAGCCTTCATCACACGGTATGAAACGTATTGCAGTTCCCTGGTATGTTCAGGATTCTCAAATTCCTTGTACTGCATCCACCAGTCGTGGTCTGTTTCGAGATTCGGCGTGGAGCTGGTCAATGTGATTCCACCGTAAGCAGGCGAGCCGCCAAATAAACCCTTATTTGATCGCAAAGCAGGAACGATCCTTTCCCGGAACAATTCCTCTTTCATTCGGAGTGTTTCATCTACAAAAACATGAACGGCATTTTTACCGATCGCTGACTCTGGTCTATCGACTGATATAAACTGAACAACCGTTCCCCAGGCAAAGGTGATTGTATGCTGGTAGCGTTCAACTTCGACATACGGTGTTTTGAAGTGCTTCGGCGGACGCTGACCATATTCGTAATGAATTCCACGTGTATAGTTTGCAGCAAGATAGGTAGTAAGGGCCGGGATAATGGTATCCAAAATAAAAACATATGTAGGAGCTGCCAGCAATAGCAGTGAGCCGGGCATATCGTATGAGATCTTTACAAAACGTTCTGCAAATATCTCTGTTGACTTTCCGGCGCCACGGCCAACCTCCGCACACAGGTTTTTTGTATCGGCCATGCGGGCTTTCATCTGCAGCACGGTGGTGTATTTATCGCGGATGACTCCCCAGTCGGTGAGTGCAACCGGATTCTGAGGATCTATTTCAATTTTCTTAATCGTCGAGTTCTTCATAATCGGCTTCGCCAAAGTTTAGGTTTTCGGCTATCTCTTTTTTCAATTCCACCTTTTGTTCGTCACGGATATCCAGTGCCTGGATAAATTTTGTTGACTCATCAAATAGTTGTCTCTTTTTCTTCCAAAGTGTTTTCAGATCGATGTCACCACGCAGACCAAGAATACCTGGCGTGATATCCGGAGAAAGCACGTAAGTATTCGGTGCCAGTTTTCCACCGTCAATGGCCGATTCATCGCGGTTTGTGCGATATTTATGAGCCAAATCGGTACATTTTGCAGCCAAATCGATATTTCCCTTCAGTGTAGCAGCCTGGGCATAGTCTTCCATCTTATCGGCGTAATACATATCCCATGCTGCATTCTTGACAGTATTGTTCAGGTGAAAATAGTTGATCGATGCATAAACGATCTCCTGGGCATAGCGGAATGAAGTATATTGAGTTGGGAACTTCTCCATCAGTACTCTGCAGCACTTACTGATATTCGGATGGCGCCGGTGATACTCCGGAACCTCATCCATTGCCAGGATAAACCGCTGTACATTTTCGGGGATGCCGGCAGAGAGTTTGCCCAGGCGGAAGTTCTGCACGATATCGGGGTGAAGGGCTTCGAATTGGTCCTTAGTTGTCATAAATCACGGATTACGCGGATTTGAAACGAATTACACGGATTATTCTTCATCATAGCCAGCGATTTCGAGGAGTTTGTTATGATAGAGCTTTTCGCGTTTGAGTTCGAGCTGTGCCTTTTCGGCTTCCGCAGAACGGATCTGAAATTCAGACGCAGCGAGGGCGTATTTGCCCGTATTCAAACCCGATTGATACATCAAAAAAACAAGACTTGTTTCGTCCCGGAGATCTGTAGCCAGCTGAACAAGATCTGCCATGCCGTACAGGTGGTTGATCGTTTCATCAAGCGAGAAATTCAGCGCTCCACAAGTCTTTAGTTTTCTGTATATCTCTTCGGAGTAGGTCATAATATTCTTTCGATGGTTTCGGCGAAGGCA